AATTTGCCATTTTTAATATCTTGCCAAATATCATCATCTTCCACATATACAGATATAATCCAACTTCCTTGTTTTATATTTTTATTATTAATCTGCATATCTTCTGAAGCTATATAACTTTCTACTAAATGGAGGGAACACCATAAATTTCTGTGCATAACCCCAATTGTTCTATGCTCATTCATCATAAAACCATATGCAGCATTTTTAATAACTTCTTTAGAAAAATGATGACCATGATAATCATATGTTTCTGGAACGAATACAATCCCTGTAGCTATCTTTTCCTCTTCTTTTTTTACAAACAAATTTCCTTCACATGCAAAATTCTTTTCCGTTTTCTCTATTTTAGTTTCAGAAATATTATCACCTTCTTTGACATTAACTTTCAACATAATAACCAACCTCTTCATTAAATTTTGACATTACATTTCTAATAATAAATGAACCTTCAATTTCTTTATTATTTTTATAAATATTTACTATTTTTACCATATTAAAATTATTTTCTTTAAACAATAATTCTAACCCACCTCTTCTATCAATTAAATTTTTAGACATTAAATTGCAATTATTCCAAACTATATCATAAGCATATGCTATAATTTTAACAACTTTATTATTCAAATTAACAATTCCATCTTCATCTGTACAAATATTATCTAAATTATCAATTTCTATTATTGAAGAATCTAAAGCATCAATAGCAACCAAATTACAACAAATAACTATATTATCCTTTAATTTTAATAAATCATATTTAAAATTATTTAAATTATCATATATTTTTTGATCATCAAAAACCGAAACATTACCATTTTCAACTTTTATAAAAATATCCTTACCTATTCTTTTTTCATAAAAATATTTATCATCTTTTTTAAAATTCAAATTTTTAATTTGTTTTATGATTGGGAATTTTAACTCTAAATTAATTTTATCTTTAATATTTGATTTATTAATGATAATACAATATCTATCATCTTTTATTTTTAAACATATAGGATTAACATCAATATTCTTATTTATTAATTTTTTAAAATTATCAATATTCTCTATATTTAAAATATGAAATGTTTTTAACTTACAACATTTTATACTTTTATCTATAACATTAATTAATTCTTCAATATTTAATTCTGATAAAAAATCTACTGAATATACTATATCAAAATTATTCTCTCCCATTTCATAATTTACTAAATCAAATTTTTGGACATCTAAATCTTTATTTTTACAAAATTCTACTGCCCAATCACTTACATCTATACCAAAATGTTTTTCTTTATCTTTATCTTTTAATAAAGATAAAACTTTTCCAGTTCCACAACCTAATTCTAAAGTATTACCTTCTATAAACTTCTTAATAACACAAAAATCATCAATAAAAGCTTCATCTATATCTATTCTATTAGCAAAATAATCTTGATTATAAGATTTTATTTTTTCAAACCTTTTATAAATTTCTTCAACAGATGGAAGCATATATTTATCTAAATCATCAAGATATGAATGTTTTACTATTAAATTCCTTTTTATGAACTCCTCTAAAACATTTGTATGTGCAACTGTTATCATAGTAAAAGCAGTAATATCTATTTCTGGATTAATAGAGTTATAAACCAAATGAACATCTGCATGGATATTAAACAATTCTTCATCAGTTACATTTTCAAATTTTCTTGTTTTTTGAGAAACTTCATTAACTATTTGAAAATCCATATTAAAACTCCTTAAAAATCAATAATTATATCAGCAACGCATCTACAATTCCCACAAACCATCGTTTTATCATTTCTTTTAACAATTAAAGTATTATGTTTTTCAACTTCAACACAATAAACACTATTATTATATTCATTCTCATATCTAACCATTTTTTTAATATCAACATTCATACTTCTCATTTTATGGAGATCCCATCTTAACATAAAACCTTCCAATGGCAATTGCCTAGCTTGAATCAATTTAAATTCTCCTTGATATGTTAAACTATGAAGCATGTCATGATCAGGAGTAACTAACAAATCAATATTCTTTGATAAAAAACCTAACATTTTACCATCATATTTATAATTAATTAATCTTTTTATCTTTTGATATTCTGGAAATAATCCAGGTAATGAACAAGTTAAAACTTCTTCACTACCATCTAATTCGTCAAAAAATAAAAATCCTCTATCTTTAACATATATCTGAGTATTGTAATCGTAACATCTCCCATGGAATGGGGGTAAAACAAAATTATTATTTCTCATAATTTCCACCTGTTCACTATTTAATCCTTCATCAACATTTCCAATTAAATTCACTAAATCTTGTCTTTTACTTATCCATCTATGAAATCTATCTGGCTGTGAAATTAAAGAATTTAGTTGATTAGTCATTTGTTGTAATCCAGCAGATAAAGGAATTTTAGTGCCATCTAAAATGGCACACACTTCACATGTTCTTTCATCCATTGGATTTTTAATCTCATAATATTCAATACCTGATTCACTCATAAAAGTAATAGCAGAAAAAGTTCTAATTGAAGTTAAAATATTAGAGAAAAGAACTTCTAAATTACCTTCTATTTGTCCAGCAGATATATAATTTAATAATTCCTCTTTTATTATTTTTGTTATTTCTATATAATCTAAACCTAATTCTATAGATTTTTTTAATATTTCAATAATATTATCTGAAAACATTAATTGATAATTTTTATTTAAATAATATTCCCATGTTGATAACAAAAAAGACAAAGAAGCTTTGTCTACATAATTCAAAACAACATCTAATTCAAGAGGGACGTCTGGAATATCATAATCACCTTCACCTACATCTTTTAATACTAACGAATAAGCAGATGATAACATTTTATTTGTAATTTTTTTATTTATTTTATGTTGATATAAACCCTTATTTAATTTTAAAAATACTTCTAAAGATTTATTAAAAACATCATGCAATCTAAAAATATCAGACTTATAAATTTCAGAAACAAACATATCTAACTGTTTTTTTAAATGATCATATCTTAAATTTTTACCTCTAAAATTCCTCTTAATAATAACAATAATATTATTTATCATCTCATCATTTTTATCAACAGGATAAAGTTTTTTACGGAAATTCATAATAAAATTCTCAATTTTTCTCAAAGAAGATATATATCCACCTTTTTTATTAAAATGTTCTAAAATTTTATCTTCTAAAGGATGATCAAATTTTATCTTCTTCATCGTTTAAATCCTTTGTATCTAAAATATTATCATTATTATCTTGTTGTTGACTAGAATCGTAAGATTCCTTTTTCATTGCCTCTGCATATTGCAATGAAAATGGTAAATCTATATCTAATTCAGATGATGGATCAGGTAAATCTCTACCTAATATCTCTTCTAACATCATATGAGCTATTCTAGGTGTCATACCACCTGCTTTCTCAGCAGCAACAATTAAAGCACTTAAAATTGATGAATCCGTTGGCGTTGGTGTATTAGATTCTAATACTACATCATAAAACTTTTTACTTAATAATATTTTATTAAATAAAATATTATCATTAACCCTTTCTGGTTGAAAAATTTGTTCTTCTGCTAATCTTCTTGATATTTCAGAAGTGCTTCTATTATAATCTTCTGCTCTTCCCACGTATATTGGAGGTAATCTAAAATTCCTCCTTATCTTCTCACAATTATTTTTATCATATTCAGACCACATTGCATCTTTTACTTGATCCTGACTCATGGGTTGAATCTGTAATTTTGTATTTGCATCTCCAGTTATACTCATAGCTTCTACAATAACAACTTTACTGTAATTTAAACCTCCAACTCTATTTTTCCAAAACTCAGTCAATCTTTTAATTGAGGCTTCAGTTAATTGTCCATCAGCAACTGAAATAAAAATTGAAGGAACATTATTATTACCAAGAGTAGTAAAACAAACCTCTTCTCTCAATCTTGAACCATGTATATTGATAATAGTCCCTTTAAATCTTGGAAGTCCATATGGAGATAATGAATTATAAAAACAATCGTGTATAATAGCATTTGCATAATTTTTTGGATCTATAATTTCAGTTTGTTCATCTTGGAATTTACCAGTTTTACAATCTAATTTTCTAGGATCT